ATTTTTTTTTTTTTTTTTCGAGTTTAACCTCTTTACGACGCAATCGCTCGGCTTTACGAACGCCCCATCGCATTCCCAAAACGCCATAGTGCTCAATGTCAGGCGCGTCATTTATGAATGTTTCTTCCACATTAAATCCTCCTTACTCAAATGCATCGCGATTGAGCTTATAAGAAACAAATGCATCCATCATAGCAGCGACGGCATCGATCTTATCCTCTCGACGCGCCTTATACAATTTACGATTACCATTGGTATCCTCCAAGGTAATACAATTGCCCATGGTGAATGACATCAATTCCTCATCAAAGATTAATCGACGATCTTCTGCTAGCTTCTTCAGTTCGCCAAGTGGAACTGATTCCGTCTTAGCACCCTGAATAACTTTAGTCACTCCGAATTCAGTATTCTCTCGCACCCAACGCTCGACGAATCCCTTCGCATTGTAGGGATCATAGCCGAAACTACGCACATCGTATTCGGAATCAAGAATATACTGGTCTAGATCATCGTAGATGATTTCAAGATCCAGTACGGTCCCCTCCATGACATGTAGCGAACCTTCTTTGATGAATTCCTCATACTTATTACGAGCAGCTGTTGGGAGTTTGGTCAGTGTGTATTCGGAAATATAATTTCGAGTCTTAACACCAAACGTCTCTCCGCGAAGCGGAAAGAGGAAGGTAAATGAGCAGAAATCGTCGCCTTGGGAAAGATCGGCGCCGAGAGCACAAGGAAGACCCCAAAAATCCTGATGACGGTGAGGCAATGTCTCTTCATAAGTAAAGAAGTACGTATAGCCTTCCATCGGAATACCGAATCGTTTGGCAAGAATATCATTACGAGTCGCTGGCGCCTTTTCGGCACGTTCGACGTCCAATTGGAGTGTCTCGTAAGTGATGGTCAAACCAACATTCGGATTTGATTTGATCCAAAGTTCTGGACGATTCACTTCGGAAATATCATCCTGTCGATAATACCAAATGCCAACATGGGGCGCCGGGTATTCACCTTTGAGAATATCCATAAGCTCCATCTTGATCGTATCACCAGCAGAGTTTCGCACTGTACCTTCCGAAGAGGTGGCAATAATCAACCAATCCTCTTCCTTAGAAGCACCCTGTTCGATTGCCGAGACGACATCCTCACGAATATCGCCAGATAGCCATTCATCCACTGTACTGATCTTCGGTCGAAGACCCTGAAGCTTGTCGATCGACATCGGTCGAATCTCGAGAAGGCTTCCAGTAAGGAAATTCTCGATACCCTTCTTGGTCGATGCTAGTTTCTGTTGCATATCACGCTGTCCGCCGCTTTGTCCAGGCAATCGACCAGCAGTGAGGAACTTGAATAACGGACCTCGAGATCTGGTGATTGCGGTGCGGAATGGTGACATGACCTCTTCGGCCTGTTTCATAGTGGGCGCCACCGTGATTTGGTGCGTGGTCGAAGTATCTACCACTTCAAAATATGCTTGCACGCATGTTGCAAACAATGATTTGGCATTACCTCGGGAAACGATCAGATAGAATTTATTAATCAATCGTTTCTTGATCCGTCGAGTGACGTAATGGCCTCCAATGCCATCAATATTTGGCTCGTATACCGATCGATCAACGAAATAATACCAGCCAAATATTTGCTCGCCCCATAGCTTGAATGAATCAAGCAAATGGAGGTCGGAGCCATCAGTAAGAGTTAGTTCATTCTCGCAGAATTGAACCCATCCTTCAACTTCGTCGCCATCATAATAGACGCCTGGGTTGTTGATGAGATCATCAATACGATTCATCTCCATAGAGATTTCTCGACAGACCGGAATTTCACCACGCATGACTTTATCTCGAAACTCACCGTAATACCTTGGCGTCGCGGTGTTCGATAACGTCATGCTTACTCCTTACTTTTTCTTTTTGTCGCCGCCGATCTGAACATTGTACCCGCGTTTCTTCAATTGGGAGTTGATAAATGCGGTGGCAGCCTTCTTCACCAAGTCCTTGCCGACTTCCTTACCAACATCCAAGGAGGTTTCCTTGGCCCAATCGATGAATTTCTCGCCTCGGGTTTGGTTTTCCTTGGCATACAAAGCCATGGCATTTTTATAGTTGCGTTCGGCTTCGAGTCGAATTCGAACCTTATTAAGCTCGGCGTTGCTCAATTCAGAAATAGGACGCCGTCGGAGTTCTTCCTTGGATCGCCAATCCGCGGATCCTCTCGGTCGCGGTCGATCAAGTCCCGATGGCGTTTCTTCCCAATCCTTCTTTCCTCGAGCAGCCTGAAGTTGTCGTCGATTCCTTCGAACGCCCCACTTCATGCCCTTGATACCAAAGTGCTCGAAGAATGCATCAACCTGATCGTCTGCTGCATATGCAACATCACTCATGAAATGCTCCTTCCGCATTGACATTGAACCGGAATTCCAGTTCTTTAATTTGATTCTCCATGGAGGTCACCACGAATGAATTCGTTGGCGGATCAAATACCAGACGTGTTCGTAGCAACACGTAATTGACCAATCCAGCCAATTGGGTAATATCATTCGTGAAGTCACTCCATGTCTGATCCTCGCCATCGATCATGAAACCATTGGCCGGACCAAGTCCTAGCTGATGGAGCGTCATAAATGCAGCATTAATCGCACTAATAAGTTCCGGATCGAATTGGGTAAACTCTGCATCGATACCGATAAGGCGTCGAATAGTTTTTAGTATTGACTGTTCTGAATTCATGCTGATTCCTTCCATGGACAGGTGTCATATGGTCGCCGTTCGGTTGGTGTACGCAATTGTGTCGCGTCACCATAGTGAATGGCATTATGGGTGGCCAATGAACAGGAGATCAGATACTCTGGATTCAACATGATGTCGTCCGATGCCGCAATAGCATCAGGAGTCAATGGCATCATGTGATGAATGATGATCTTTCCGGCTATAGGATAATCGGGATGGGCAAGATCGAATCCTTGATCGCGGGTGATGATGAAGTCACGCATCTGTTTCCATTCAGAGGAATGATAGAATCGTTGATTCATCCATCGTTCATGACCAAACGTCTCTTGCCCCGGAATCCCATTCAATTGAAGATAGGAAAATCGATCCTTATAGTCGGGGATAGCAATCAATTCGCGATACGTCAATACCTTGCCCATGGTTATCTCGCTTCGGTGGGGCCAGCCTGTTTGTTATAGTGCCCCTTCTTGGCGTACGTGTCATGGGGGACTCCAGTGAGTGTATAGAAACAAAGCTGACCGATCGGCTGATTAGCATGGAGAAGAATGGGGACATTATTGTCGTTCTTGATCTCCAAGGTGATCGTACCTTCGAAACCCGGATCAATAAACCCAGCAGTAATATGCGTGGTCAATCCAATCCGTCCAAGGCTGGACTTACCTTCGAATCGAGCAGCGAGATTAGCTGGGAGCTTAATATACTCATTGGTTGATCCAAGAATGAATTCACCTGGCTTAAGCCAATACTTATCGAATCGCTCCTCGACCATATCGCCGTTATGCAGCTCATGGGTGAGACCATCATAATATACGCCATTCCTCATCAATCGATCAATGGATTCGGGCGAACCATCTTCGTAATGGAAACGCTGACGCTTCTTAATGGTATTCATCAGAGTGACATCGTAGCTTGCTGGTTGGATATTGGATCCATTATATGGCTCAATGTGACCAAACTTTGCTAACTTGAAGATAATATCATCATCAATCAAAATCATCGGCGATCTCCATTTCGTCAGTGCCACCTTGATAACGTCTCATGGCATTCAATGCTTCTGCCATAAGCTTCTTTGTATCCTCCATGTTCGATACCATCTTGGTCTTGGCTTCGATCATGGCGGTTTCTTGTCTCAACTTCGCTTCTTCAAGCTTGGACTTGTTCGTAGCGAGTCTGAGAAAATGGACAACCTCAGCTGAGGACGCTGTTCCGTCCCTGAGACGCTGTTCGGCAAGGTTCATCGAAAGATTGATGAGCTCTTGTTCGCGTCCTTCTGGTGATGTGGCTGGTGCACCGATTGCTGAGATGGGTTCTTCACTTCGTTTACGACGAGGCATAGGTACTTCATCTCCTGTTCCTGTAAGTTTGTCTTCATGCTTACGAGGTTTTACATAGATACCATGGAAGACCCCCGCGATTTAAGGAGTATTACCCGCCTTTTCGAGGCTCATGAACTGGGTAATTTTTGGAAGTACGCGGCATGGCATCTATGCAAAGCACCATAAACATGAAAATATCGCATATTCGGGTTAAAAATATGCCATAAAAATCCCCTCGGGAGAAAAAATAAAGAGATCGGAAGAGCACACGTCTGAACTCCAGT